AATAGTGATATATACCCTGGTTGGACATATAACTCCACAACTAAGGCTTTTACTCCTCCAGTTGTAGGAGCTTAACTATGCGTGGGGACCAGCGTGAGGGTAGATTTAATATAGCCTACGAACGTGGTTCCAGCGCTTCGGGAACTAACGTTGAACTTGTTCAGACTGTTGGTACCTTTGTAGACTGGTGGATCTTTGATCCAGTTAATACAACCGTAGATCCTATCTATGATGTAGGTTCTTCAATAGTTGGTGGTGGTCGTAAGTGGCTTAGCCCATTTACTATCCCTGTAGTTAACGCTCACCTAGAGCAGGGCGCTACAGTACAGAGCGACCGAGGTTTCTATAACACGGATATCTTGACTATTACTATTAATATTGATGTTGTCGAGAACCACTTAAACTTCTATGGTGGAAATGCCTCTAATCGTCGTGAGCTTTCAACTGTAGAGATCAATCCAGATGCATACCTACGGGATAGAATTGTCTTTAGAAACCAAGTGTTCTCACCAACACAGGTCTCACCACGAGGTATAATTAAAGAGAATTACACCTTGTTACAGGTATCTTGTGAGCAAGTAAACGCCGAAGAGCTTGTAAACGATTCGCAGTTCCTAACCTATTCTCGTTACTCTGCCTTCGACCAGACTACAATATAAAGGAGAACCGTGGCTAAAATTAAAGCAGGTGGTGCAGACCACGTAGTAAAGAAGAACAAAAAAGGTGATGTTATTGTTGATCATGCTGCCAGCGCTAAAGCCGGTAAATATGATAAGATTAACTTAACTAAGAAAGCTGGAGCCAAGACCGTCAAAGAAGGCGTTAAGGCAACTAAAGAATGGCATAAGAAAAACCCCCATACGAAAGGTAAGAAATAATGTGTAAGTCATGTGGATGCGGCTGTTCAAAGCCGGGATGTAAGGGTGCCTGCAAGAAGGGCGCTAAGAAGACTACAAAGAAAATGTCTCCAAAGCAGAAGAAGCTTGATATGGATAAAGACGGCAAGCTAGAAGGTTCAGACTTTGCTGCTCTTCGAAAGAAGAAGAAGTAATGTGCGCCACCTGCGGATGCGGAATGCCAAAGAACAAGCACGGCATGAAGACCTTAGCAGCTGCTAATAAGAAGTTTGCTAAAAAGTCTGACTCAAAAGGTAAGGCTAAGAAGACTAGCGCAGTAAGAAAGAAGGGCATGTAATGGCTCATAATGACAAGAAGTTTGAGAAGGGCATGACCCCGGCTCAAAAGAAGAAGTTTGAAAAGCAGGACGAAAAGAACGATGCCAAGCTAGCCAAGAAGGTTAAAGGCAAAGCCTGTACTTGTGGCAAGTGCAAGGCATGTAAGGCAAAGAAAAAGAAGTAACGATTAGCCCCCGCAAGGGGGTTTTTTCGTTTATGATTACTAATGACGCCGGAGTAATCCGGAACCCTGCTTGTAACACCCTGCGCCTTCCTATGGAGGAATTATGATTAATTTAGCTAATCGGCTTGCTCGTGAAGAGACTGATGCCGATAAACAGGAGTTTGTTCGTGGCTTAGCCAGCCTTAATCAAAACGGTGGTAAGAAAATCGTTCTTGGTTTTGCTGCAGGGTATTTGCTAACGAATTGGCTCCGTAACCGTGGCTAGTGTTAAAAAATTCCTTTACTCATTAATAGACGCGTACGCTGAAACAAGCGGTAAAAAACACACCACTGAAGATCTTCGCCAGCATGCCCTTTCATATGGCTGGCCTATAGAGATCGTAAATAGCATGACTATATCTGCTAGTGGAGAAGTTAAATTTTCTAACCCAATCTATAAAAATGCAGCAGAGACCCTTGAGTACGGAACTCAAGATACTCCCCTTTCACCTGCCATCAGAACATACCTGCAGGGAGTTAAATAATGCCATTTATTATTAATGAAGATGAAGCCTTAAAAACTTTGCTTCAAGGAATCACCGTCTCAGATGGCGGTAATGCTGCACGCCCTGTAGCTGTATACTATGGACAACCTGATAAAGATATTCGTCAACAGAGCTATCCTTACATTACACTAGACCTAGTAGGGGTTCGTGAAGATACTGAGCGTGCTCACAGAGGTGTTGTAAAACTAACCTATACCCCTGAAGGAACGTCTCCAAACCTATCTAATGGTGTTTTAAACCAACCAGTTAACTTTCCTATCCCCGTAGATCTTATCTACCAAGTCTCTACCTGGTCTCGTCAACCCCGTCATGATCGTCAGATTATGGCTAAGTTGTTTGCACCTGGTAGACTACCATTTAGATTTGGGCAACTCCCTATTCCACAGGACGGAACAAACCGTCGTTTGGATATGTTGGGATTCTCAAAAAGAGATACTACTGAAGGTGGCAAACGCCTATTCAGTAATGTCTATAACATCCGTATAAGTGCTGAACTATTCGTTGATCAACTCAACGCTGTGTATACAGTAACGGATGTAAATACATCACTCGCTTATCAAAATACATCTTTTACTATAAACCAGTAAATAATCCGGCCTCACTAAGAAAACAACCTAACCGAAGGAGTAACCCCGAATGGCAACATTTGCCCGTCCCGGAGTCTATATCCAAGAAGTAGCACTTCCACAACTTGTGGAACCTGCAAATACTGCCAACGCTGTTGGTGCTTTTGCCGGCGCTCTTCCTAAAGGCCCTACTACTGCCCCAGTACTAGTTAGTACTTGGACAGATTTTGTTAGAGCTTTTGGTGGATTGAATGACTCATTCCCAACAACTTGGGCTGCCTATAACTATTTTGCAAATGGTGGCAGAAATCTATATGTAAAGCGTGTTGTAGGATCTGGTTCTGCAACAGGCTCATTAGTAATTTATGATGGTAGTGGATCTACTACTACTACTACAGCCACAGTAACTGCAGCTTCTGCAGCTTCTGGCACAATTACTTATACAGCTACAAATACTTTCTCTGTTGGACAGACTGTAACAATTACAGGCCTTTCAACAACAGCATTTAACCTAGCAAGCGCAACTATTGCTACACGTTCAGGATCACAGTTTACTGTTACAAGCGCAGCTACAGGAACTGCCGTAACTGGCGCTTCAGCTACAGCAACTGTTACTACAGTTGTTGCCTCAGCACCAGTATTTACAGTTACTGCAGTTAACCCAGGAGAATGGTCTAGTTCTTACTATGTTGTAATTACAGCTGCAGGAAACTCTAGTCGTTTTGGTCTTGAAGTTTATCAAACAGTAGTTAATAGTGGATCTTCTTCAACAAGTTTAGTTGAGTCATATACTGATTTAAGTATGGTCTCTACTGATAAAAACTTTGTTCGTTCAGTTATTAACTCTAACTCTACATCTGTAATTACTATTGGTACTGTAGGTTTTGATGCTACTAAGTCTCCAGCAGTAACTGTTGGTGTTTCAGGACTACTTACAGGTGGAGCTGACGGAACCGCACCTGTACGTGCAGACTATGTAACAGCATGGACAACATTTGATTCCATACTTAACCCTCTAGTTATCTATGCATCAGATGCACCATACGCTGCAACAGGTACCTTAACAGCACAAATTCACGGAGATGCTGTAGTTTATGCTGCTAGTCGTACTGATTGTTTTGCAGTCATTGATACTCCTTCTGGATTATCAGTTAGTGCAGCTCAAACACAAGTTACAGCTACGTACTCTATCTTTGCTGCAAACACTACAGGAAATATTGCTGCATCTTATTACCCATGGTATAACATTCCAGACCCACTTAAGAGTATTGGCGTAACACGCCTTCAAGCTCCTGGTGCTGGTGTTGCAGGACAATATATTGCAACTGATGCTGCACGTGGTCCAGCTAAGACTCCAGCAGGTTTACAGAACGTAATGGCTCTTGCTGTATCAACTGAAAAGTTGTTTACTAACGCAGAGCTTGATTCTATCAATACAAGTGTTGATCCTATCAACCCTATTCGTCAAGTTCCTGGTGCAGGAATTGTAATTATGGGTGGACGTACACTAGATAACACTCCAAATAATCGTTATATCAATATTCGACGTTCTTTGATTTACATTGAAAAGTCTATGAATGATCTAACAGCGTTTGCTCTTTTTGAGAACAATGACTCTAATCTATGGTCTCAAATTCGTACCACTTTAAACAGTTTCCTAAATGGTTACTGGCAATCTGGTGGATTACGTGGAACAAACCCAAGTCAGGCTTTCTATGTAAAGTGTGACTCCTCTACTACTAGCTTTACTGATATGCAAGCAGGTCGAGTAAATATTGAAGTAGGCGTAGCCCTTGAATACCCAGCAGAGTTCGTTGTCATTAAGATTGGGCAACTAACCGGAAACGCATCAGCGTAAAGGAGATAAATAAAAATGCCAATTAATAATAATACATTAAGTACTTTGATGACGGATCCAGTCCGTAATTTTAAGTTCTTGGTAACATTTCTTCCAACAAGTGATTGGAAAGATGCATCAAAGCCTGCAAAGATGGGGTTTGTATCTCTATCCGGTCTTACTGTAACAACTGAATCTATTGCCTATCGTGAAGGTGGATACAATACTAACGTCCATCAGATCCCTGGTCAATCAGCATTCTCTCCAATTACTCTCTCTAAGGGAGTAATGCTAGGACAAAGCTCAAATGCTAAATGGATGAAACGTCTATTCTCAGTTATGACACCTTCTGTAACAAGTGGTGTTGGCGCAGGGTTTCGTTGCAATCTTGATATTCAAGTTTTGAGCCATCCAAATCCACAAGGAAGTACCGGTGGAACTTCTGCTCAGGCAGAGACTCCTGAAGATCAGCACACCTCACTTCGTTTCAAGGTTTACAATGCTTGGATCTCATCACTAGCCTACAGCAATCTAGACGCAGGAGCTAACACTTTAATGGTGGAAGAAATGTCTTTAGTTCATGAAGGTTGGGATGTATCTTATGCAACCGACTATACTTTAGCTAATACAGCTAAGGAAATTAATTAATTAATTAAGGGAAATGGGTAAATAAAATGACTACTGATACGATTATAAATGCGACAAACAACCCTGCTTTAGCAAATGAAATAGCTGCTAAAGCTATGAAGTCATCTGATCCGGT